TCTTTATTGTCATGCGTATGTGCAGACGCTTTGAGTGTATCCACATCCGGCGACAAATCCAGCACAAACAGCCCATCCGTTACAATACCCAGTGCATTGTGAGATACGGTGCTGATAGACGGCAATATCTGCCACGTTTGCTTGCCATATACAGTTACCAGCTTTGCGGTGCAGTATTTCGCTGATTCACCCTCTTCACATCCCGGTGTGTAATCGCCCCAAGAGGCGGTCTCTCCGCTTGTTCCATTTTTGATGGTTGCTGTCGTTGTGCCATTTTTGTCAGTGATTGTGATTGTTGCCCCGGTATCTGTTTCAGTGACGGTTGCCGTTGGAGAATAACCGTCCGCACCGTTTTTTCCGTTTACGCCGTTCTTGCCGGGTGTTCCAGCGTCACCTTTTTCACCTTTTTCGCCTTTCGCTCCGGTCTTTCCTTGCTTTCCAGGGTCGCCTTTCTCCCCCGTTTCTCCCTTGTCGCCCTTTGCAGGCTGTCCAGAATCCTGATAAGCACCCGTTGCAGCGTCGTACAACCACCATGTGCCGTTCTGGATAATCGGAGCTTTTGCAATCAACTGTTCCGCCTGTGCGAGGATGGACTGCATCTCACGCAGGGCTTTGTCAATCGCATCAATACCGCCATTATACTGCTCTAAAATAGAGTTGCGGACAATCATCGGGGTCATTTCGTATTTTATAACGACAGTATCATCTTTTTGGCCGACAATTTCCGGCAGTAGCTGACCGGACACCGCTGTAAAGTCCTCTGTAATCGTCCATGTTAAGATAATTTGGCTTTCTGTGACCTCTTTTTCGAGGTCCTGCATGACAAGCCCACCGCCGCTGTTGACAGCTCGCAGCGTAAACAGGCAATCAGATAAATCCGTTTGGTGATAGTATCGGTCAACGGCGATTTGGATTTTATCTGCATTCTTTTCGCCGGCACTCAACAAGTGCTTGATATTTGCCGTGTCGATGTATTTTTGATTTGCGGTTAGCATGGTATCATCTCCCTTACAAGTTATTGATAGCATCCCAGAGGGCATTGATTGCGTTTTTAAATTCTTCGTTTTCAACTTTGTTATCTTCTAAATTTTGTATATCTGATACATTCTTGTCAGCATAATTCCAAGCTTCGTCTGCTTTCGCTAAAGCAATTTTTTTAGCACTTGCTGCCACAATGTCCGCATGGCGTTTCGATGCATTTTCGGAGTTGAATGCCAACGACCGCTTTGCAGCCTGTGCCAGCACTCTGGTGTCCTTCCCGGTGCAGGAAAACTCCCATCCACCACGGAACTTCCAGGTCATGTTTGTAATGGTACTTTCTGCCCATTTCCCAGGCTGATATTCGATTTCAATTCGCTGCCCCAACTTAGGAAAGTGTTCCATGTCATCAAATTTCAGATAGCATTTTAGCTGAAATGGTTTCAGCAGCACATTGTGAAACAGATAATTTGCTGCTGCTTCCACAATCGGATATTCGTTTTTGTCGTTTGTGTCCGGAAAGTCTTCTTGATAATTCAAAACCGTTTCCATTCTTCTTCCATCAAAAAAGCAATTGCTGGACAGGTCGATTTCTGCATTTCCCAGCATTGGCTTGTATTCCCTTGCATTTGTCCATCCAGTATCATCATAGGTTTTAAAATAGACCTTTTGAATATAGATGTTATACGATGCCACATCACAGCTATCTCTTGCAATAGAAGAAAACGGAACACGTATTTTGTCTTTAAAAAAGCCAAATGGAACAAGAGAAAAAGGCACTTGTGAATCATTGTTCTGATATTGGTCATTTCGCATACATACAAAGGAACAAGCCGGTTTTGCAAGGGCAGAGATATAATCGATAGCACTGTATCGGGTATTTCTGGATTCTCCCTCTTCTGATTTTCGCATCAGTGTATAACCGCTGTAGGAATTTCCCAGTTTTGGATTATCATTCGGGATAGAATTGATATGTTCATAAGCAAGTGGCTTTTCTGCAATCATATTTTGCAGAATGTCATTCGTCCATGTGACAATATCCGTTACAATTTCATGCAGAGGATAAACACCACCGTCACCGCCGCCCTCATAACCTTCCAGTTTATCCCTCAGTTTTTTGGATACTTCGCTTTCATCGTCATCAACTTTTCCAGAACCGGACGAAATGGAATTGTTATTTAGCCATACCAAGGCATCCGATGCCCGAAGCGTGTACAGCGTTTTTTTACGGGATACCGATGTCACCCAGAACATTCCACGAAAAATCCAATCTGACGGCTCTTTTTGATAGCAGCTGTACAGAATGATTTTTGCACCATACAAGTTATATGCATTGATGCCGTCTTGCTCTAAGTGCAGCTGAATGGACAGTTCCGCCGGGCGGACACTGCCAAGGGAAAAGGTGCTGCTGTCACAGGCAGAGGATTTGATGGAACAGCTATTCCGGATAATATCAGAATCGGTAAAAGCAATGTCCGTTGTATATTCGGCATAATCACCATTATCCAGATAGCAGGGAACAGAGAGAATGCCCTTTACATGCTCGTAAATCACCATGGTTTACACCTCCTCCAGGCTGACAGAAATGTAATAGATACCGGTTTGACTTTTGCCTGCATACAACTCTTGCAACTCATAAAAATATCCGTTGTTTGTACCATCCTCCAGCTTTTGATATAAAAATGGATTATTGTAATAATGCGGATTTTTTGAGACCGTTTGCACTTGGATGTCAGATGTTTTGCGAAATGTGCCAAACTGCTCTGCTGCATCCGTTGGGGATTGGTAGAGCATCAAAATTTCCGATTGCTGGAAAAATTCCGTTAAGATGTTCAGCGCGTCGAGGTTGCACTCTAATTCCAAGTCGATTTTTCGCTTGCCGACTCGGACCGGATATTGGATAGTGTGTCCGGTTTCGTTTTCATAGGTGTTTGTGATTTCCGAATAAGATACGTCAAATTTTGTAAATTGACGAATCAAATAGTTATGGTACTCTGTTGTCCAGACACGGAGCTCTGTGTCACTGTCCCTGTTTGCACGGTACATCCTACCAGTACTTAAATCATAGCAAAAATCTGGCGTTCTCAAATCGACGGTGCGTCCGTCACTGCTTTGATAGTTGCTGACAGTACCATCCACTTTAGTAAAAACTTCTGTATTTTTTGTTATGATTGCATTACCGTTTTTGTGGTCTGCCGGAAGCCCAATGTCTGTAAGCCGGATGCGTGCATCCTCATCCAGTGCCAGGACGTCAACATCTCCGCTCTTAAAAACAATCCCGTTTGATACTCGCTCTATTGTTGTGCCTTGTAAGGTCGTTGCCATTTGCCAGTTAAAATTTGTTGCAATACCATAAGACCCGCCAGCAATCAGCTGGATGTAAACCGGGCTTATTTGCTCAGTATAGTTATAGCTTTTGTGATTAATTTGTATCACACGCTCCACCCCCCACTGCTTGCATTTGCTCTTGTAATGGCGTTTACAACGACCGTTTCAAGCGTTTCATCGCCAATATTAACGGGGATAATAATGTCACGGATACCCTGATTGCTTTGCGTTGGAGTTGGCTGCTGCTGCATATCTGCCGTTTGTATCTGTTGATATGCCGGATTATATGCAGACACTGCAGAGCTGCCTTGATTTGACATAATGCCCAGCGTTTGTGGCACAAGAGCCTGTGCAATCTCAGCGGTAACGCCAACATTCGGGAAAACGTCAGTTGCTGCATTAACGGCAGCTGTAACGCTGTTTTTAGATGCGTCTTGCACCGCTGGCGTACTCTTTTGCAAGCCTGCTGCTGTGCCTAGGCCTAACATATAACCGACTTTATCACGCATAACACGGGACGGCGAGTGGATGTCCGCAGCTGCTTGTGCTGCACCGATAGCAGACCAAACGTGGTGCTGTGCCACTGCTTCCAGGGCTGCTTGCGTCGCTTCTAATCCAGCAATTGTGCCTCTGCCCATATAATCGCCAAGGTCATACATACCGTTATAAGCGTCGTTTTTCACGTTTTCAACGGCAGAGTTTACGATGTATTTCTCAGCTTCTTCGAGGGCTGCTCCGCCTTTCTCTGCCCCTTCTGCCATGCTCGATGTAAAATTTACACCTAATGAGTCCGCAATCTCTTTCAAACTCTCTCCGTCGTTTAGACGGTTTTGGATATATGTATTTAACGCTACGATTTGTGCATCCTGACTCATACCAGACATTGCCAATGTGTCAACAAAATTTGCACCGATGTTGACCGCATGCTCTCCGGTTGCTGCCTCCAACTCAACCATGGATTGCTCCCACAAATAGAGTGCGTTTTGTAGTTGCTCATCTGATACCAATTCCGGACTTTTTTTCTGTGTTTCGAGGAGCGTTTCATACTGGCTTTTAAAGTCAGATACCTGCTGTTTTAATTCCTCCCGTGTCCCTGTGGATGCGGTGATAAAATCAGAGGATAACTTTGCAAATCCCTCGCCAACCTTGTCAAAATCTTCGTTTAACAAGTCTTCTTGCATCCCTTTATATCGGGAGATATATGCAAGAGACGCTTCCAACTCTGCGTTGTTTTTTGCCCGTGCTTCGGTGGTTTCGTCAATTTTTTGGTTATATCCGTCTAATTCTGCTTTTAATTCTGCGATGCGGTTTCCTGCTTCTGCGTCCACGTAAATATTCCCATTTATATCCGTCCCGAGTGCATGAGTTTTATAAAGTGAGTCAATTTCTTTTTGCAGTGCAGAGGCTTTTGCTCGTGTTTCTTCCAGCACGTTTGCATACTCCGTCTCGTTGTCCAAAAGCTGTTGCTGGCTGCCTAATGCCTCTTGATAGCCTTGCTCCGCAACACTTAACAAGTTTTGTGCATGCTGCTTTTCTATGACCTTATCGATGCTATCTGAGATTTGGTCATAAGATGTGACAACCTCGCCATTTTTTTGGATAACGCCGTCAGACACCATCAACCCTGTATCTGCGTACTGGTTAAGCTGACCGATGATGTCAGATACTTTTTGCTCTGCTCCAGCTTTGATTGTACCGTCCGCATTGATTAACTCGCCTAAAGAGTCTTTGAGTTTTACAACACTCTCATAGTCAAATGACTCCGTTGTAAAATTGCTGCCCATGTTTTTTTTGATGTTGTCCCAAGAGTCGGCAAACTCGTTGGTTGCATCAATAGATTTTTGCAGCTCTGTAGGGATTTCGGCGGCTTTGTCGGTGATACCTTGTAAGTATGCCTGATGTTTGCTGGACATGCTCCGCAGTGCCGTTTCCAGCCCCACAAGGGCACTCACTCCAATTGCAATCCAGCCAAGCGGATTAGATGCGTTTAACATCTTAAACGCTGTTTTGATTGTTTTTGCGGTCGTAATCGCAGAGCTACCAAAATCCGTGATTTTTTTAACTGCAAACGCTGCCGCAATCGCTGTTGCAATCGGCTTTGCATGTGCTACAATCTCATCAAGGTGCTCCGATACGTAGTCAATTGCTTTTTCAATTTTTGGCATGTATTTTTGTGCAATCGGGAGCACAACTTCTGTTTCAACCTGACGCTTCAGCTTTTCAAACTGGCTGCCTAGGTCGTCAAATTGCATGTCGGATAGCTTGTCCATTGCATCAGATGTGGTGGAGATTTCGCCCTGCGTGTTCATCAGGGCTTGCACGGCACTTTCGCCGATGTCTTCCCACTGCGTTCCCATCAGCGTCTGACCCAACACATAGCGGTCTTGCTCGTTCTCCACCTGTGACAATGCCGCCATGATTTTCTGAATTGCTTCCTGCGCATCAGAGCCGCCGGCAGCGAGCTTTGATTTTATGTCGTCAAGGTTAAACCCTAATGTTTGTAAGGCTTCGTTCGCTGTGCCATCATTTAATCGGATGTTCATTTCTTTGACCGCATCGCCCAGCTTATCCACTGACCATGTACCGTTTTGTACGCCATTTGCAAGCATATTAAACATATCCTCTGCAGAGTAACCCAGATTGGCAAACTGCACGGAATACTCGTTTAACGTGTCCAGCATGTCACCATTTTGGTCAAGGCCCTTTTGTGCACCCTGTGCAATCAACGTGTAAGCCTCATCTGCAGTAATACCAAACGTGCTCATCAGCTGCGTGACAGCCTGCAGGCTGTCGTTGACCTCATATCCAAACGCATTTTGCAAGGTGTATGCGTCTTCGGTTGCCTTTTGCAGCTCCTCGCCGACCAATCCAGTCCGCTTGTACACCTCTGCCACGCTGGCGGCTGCATCTTCCATGGATTCTCCAAAATTGTCTGCATACACGTTGGACGCAATGCCCTGCAGGTTCTCCAGTTCCTGCCCTGCCGTACCTGTAGAGATTGCCACCTGATTCATGGCTTTTTCATAGGAGGTGCCCACTTCTGTGATTTCTTTTGCCCCGTATGCCAAGCCGGCGGCAGCAAGGGCGTTTTGCAGTTTTCCAGAAAATTGATCTACAGAAGTATTGGCTGCTTCAAGGCTTTTTTCCACGTTCTGTGGAATCCCATCGAAAGATTGTGTTGCAATTTCTCTCACATTTTGCAGTTCCGCTTCCGCCTTGTCTGCAAAGTCGGAAACAGTTCTTTCTGCTGTTTGGAAAGATGTGGAACTTTCTTTTACTTCCGCCCATGCTTTTTTCATCGCATCTGAAGCAGTCATTCCGGCTTCTTTGTATGTTGCTGCTAACTTTGCAACCTGAGACTTTATGCTGCTAAATGATTGTTCGGTTTCTTTTTCTGCTGCAGTGGCAGCGTCTGAGATTGCCTCCTCCATTTCCGACAAATCTCTGTTCAAATTATCGGTGTTTATCCGAGAATCAAATGCAATCGTGCCGTCATTTGCCATTTGCCCCACCTCCTTTTATCCGAATAAATTTCCTACTTCTGCCGCCGTCATTGGCGGTCGTGGGATTGCAACTGACCGCTGGATTTTTGCAAGCCTTGCCCGCTCTTTTTTGTCTTTGATTGCTCCCAGATTCACACTCCTGTATGCGATTCGCTGCTTTGTACTGCTGTCCTCTGGCATGCCCTCAAATAGAGCATTAAACGCAAACCAATGCAGCTGTGTGGTCTGCAAATTGATTTGATAAAACCTCAAAAAATCTGCAAATAAGTATGGACTATCGTGCAAATAAGAAAAAACAGGTGCGGATGTACCTGTCCCTTTTGGCTTTGGCAGTGATTGACACGCCGCAAATTCTTGCAACGCCTGATAGGCTGCAAGCCGATTATCCGGCGTTTCTATATACCAGTTCATGGAAATATGGATTTTTTCAACATCCGTTAATTCCTTGTCTTCGTGCAGCAAAAAAAATGAAATCCAATCCCGAAAATTGGTATGGATGTGGTAGCGTTCGCCGTCCACCTCCACGCTGTCCGGCAGAGTATCCGTTAAAATGTTATACCATTTCTCCGGGGGCATATTGTTTCACCGCCTCAACCAGTCTTAATTTTGCAGCAATTCGCTGCTCGAACATCGCTTTTAGTAACTGCATAAATGTTTTTTCGTACTCCCGGCGATTGTCGGGGACATCTGCAAAAACGGCAGCTGCTGTCCCATCACCGAATAATGTGTCAAAAAATACCCTGAACGCTTTGCAATACTGCCGGATGCCATCCGCATCGTCTTTGATTGGATGGTCAGGGATAGCAGCAGCAGCGGTGGCATACCGCTGCATAAATGCTGCATCCTCTGCATCCACGTGTAAAGCAACCCCGTTTATAGCTACTGTATACATGTCTTGCATCGGTTACGCTCCTTTTACTTTTCAGCGTTTACAATGGTTGCGTTTTCAAAGTCTTTGTCCAGAGTGACCTTGACCGCTTTCTTTGCCCCTCTGGACTTAAAGTCGCCTGAATAGGTCATGCAGTCGGTCGTGTCGCCGTTGCTGGACGGCACAATCGCATAGGCTCTCAATGTTGCTTCATACTGTCCGCCGGATGTGTTGGACGTCATATCCACAAGCAAGATGTTGCGGACTGCATCCGTTCCGGTCAGTTCGTTTTCCGTGATTTTCACAATTTCGCTCAATGCCGGCTGCCCGATATACTGGTCAAAATTGTAGTTGACGCTTTCGGAATAGCCTGTAACATCGGTTCGCTCTGTATCTTCGTCTACATACTGACGGGTGAATTCTTTCGCATTGGCGTTAAATGTCTGTGTTGTAAAGCCTTCCAAACGGCAATAGCCGGTTGCCTTGTCACCAAGCTTGACTTCCAAAAATGCCAGCTTTTCTGACCGCTTTTTAAGTTTAAGTGCGTCAATTCCTACGCCCATTTTTTAAATACCTCCATGATTCCAAATATGTCAACCGCAGTTCGATTTGATAGCGTGCGGTTGTTTCTGTGACATCAATGGCATAACCGCCCGATGTCAATTCAATCGACCGGACGGGGCGAAACTCGCCCAAATCCGGATAAATCCCTGCATCGTCATTGCGTCCAATCCAGTCCGCAAAATCTTCGTAAAACGCAGAATTTTGAATGCCCTGCACCACATCCCGTCCGTACGCTTCCCGACTGCTGAACGCAAACTGGAATTGTTTGATTTTCGAGCCGTCCACGTATGTTTTCAGCACCGGCTCGCAGGGGAGCACGTCAATGCTGTACTCAATTGCATCCGCTCCGATGCGGTCAACGCCTAAAATCCGACCGTCTTTTAGCAAAGGACAGGATGCAATGTAATTTCGTACCGCCTCAATGATTGACAAATTATCCACCTCCACCATTTAGCTTTTTTTGTGCCCCTCTCATGATACTCTGCCCGTGGGCGGTCATTGCCCGCTTTACCCAGTATCTGCCACGCTTGCCGGTCGACAGCCCTTTGTAGTACTGTTTGCGTGCGTATGGTGCAAGCCAGCGGATGCGACCGCTGCCAACCTTTGTCCCTAAAATGCCAGAATCACGCAACATCCCCGTTTTAAACGGGATATACGGGTCACATTTCCGCAAAATCTCGCTATCCACGTACTTTTGCACAGGCTGCAACCGCTTTTGTAGCTGCTGCACCTGCGGCATAGTGATTTTAAACGTCAAACTCATCCTGCAGTCACCTCGATGTGCTGCACGTCCACAGAGCCGTAGCGGTAATCTTCTACCATCATCACTCTTTTTGCAGTTTCGGGCGGTGTTACATCCTCGCAGCGACCGCATACAAGCAAATCATCTCGTTTTGGCAGATAGTCAGACAAGGAAACGGCAGGAATTACGCAAAATGCCGTGTTTTGCTGCTGCATTGCCACGCCGGATTGTGTTTGCCCGGCTGCATCTTCCCAATAGATTGACGGGATAAAATGCCGGATGTAGGTTTCCATGCGGTTTGCTCCGGCTGTCCGCTCGTAGACGGTACAACCAATTTTATTTACATACAATCCTCGTTGCACCCCCTGTATAGTAGCCCTGTACGCCCCAGATACTGCATACAAATACGGTATTGATAACTTTGCAAGCCTGCCGTGCTGCCGTCCAGAAGAGCGGCTACAACGTCTGCTGGTGTGCTATAGCTGACGCTGTATTTTCCAATGGTTTCGGCAGTTTTTGCACCCTTGCTGCCTGCAAGCATTCCGTTTTTTGCGTCCAGAAATAACGTCCACGCCTCAGATAAGGCACAGCAGCAATTCTTAACTTGCTCGGTGTACGCATCTGGGATACCGTTTTGCAGCCGTCCAAACGTGATACTGTCTATGTACTCCGATGCACGGGCGGCAGCCGTGCGAAATGCTGCCGCATCCGTGATGAATGTACCACAGTAAAAATCTTGATAATACGGAAAATCTGCATAAATCATGCCTTTTCTCGCTCCGTTTCCGGCTTTTTCCCCGGCTTTGGTTTTTGCTTTTTCTGTGGTTTCATGCCGATGGTCTTCATTTCATCCACTCCCTCAGGCGGTCTTATAGGAGCAATAAATGCCCTTTGCATGGTTATCCAGCACATCAGTCAAGCCATATGTGCGGTAATAAAACGCCCATGCATCCATAGACTGGTTGACTTCCGGAGCAATAATCTTAGATACAACGTGCTTTTGTACCTGCAAGACTGCTGCCTTGTCAACAATCATAAAGTTGATATCGCTTGCACCGGTCGCTTTCTTGAATCCACCTGCCTTTTCGCTGGCGGATTTGCCGTCCAGTGTATCAATTGCTGTATAAAAGCGGCTCTGCGGTACTGTCACGATGCTTGCAAATCGTTCCATCATTGCCTTGGACTTGTATGTGTCCATGGCGTTAATCATCTGTAACAAGGTTGGTGTTACAAACAAATACCGACCCGTTTCGGTGACTTCCGCTTCATCAAGGGCGATGTTTGCGGTCATGATAGCTTCGGTGATGTCCGTCACGGTTGCAAAGGTTTCCGCTTTTTTCTGGATGCCGGTTGTCCCTGCGTACTGTGCAAACCGCATTGCGTCCATTTCCGGTACAACCTTTGTTCGCATAAATTCGGCAGACAGCAGACCAAACGCCAGTGCAATAGATTCTTCATCGTCCATCGCATCGACTGCAAACTTTCTGCCACGGTCGTAGTTCGGCTTTTTGGTTTCCCATTCCAACTTGACATCTCCAGCAGCATAGCCCTCTGTGCGGCTGTAATCGCCCAGCCCGTCCATGTCATACTTCGGAATCTTAAATTCTCCGGTGTCCTTTGTCATTGTGACAATATCACTACCGCTGTCCAACACCATGGTCTTAGAGGACTGCTTATAGACCTCATCCAGCATGGTGACGCATTTTTTTGCCAATTCGATTGCATTTGCCATTTATTATATCATCCTTTCATTATTTGTTGTCGGTCGGCAAGCCCATAATCTTTCGCAGACGCTTGTCAAACGCATCGCCTGTGCTTGTAAATCCTGGCGTACTGCCCAGAAATGGCTTCGGCGGTTCTTCTGCTGCAAACGCATCCGGACAGGTCTTTTTTAATTCCTGCACGGTTTCTGTACCGCCTGTCAGGTTGCCCTTGTCGTCAAACTGCAGCTGCTTACTGATAATCTGGTTGGTTAGGTATTCCGCATAGACATCATTTTTCATACCTTGCTTTCGCACAAACGCTGCTACATTGTCCCGATATTCCTTTGCTTTGCGGTCAGCCTCTGCCTGTTCATACTTCTGTTGCCACTCTGCAGCGGACTGCTTAATGCCGTCAATATCCATCTTTTCAAAGGACGACAGCTTTTCCGCTGTTTCTTTCAGACTGGTTCTTGCTGCGTCCAACTGTTCCTGCAGGGCGGTGTATTCCGCTGCGGAATAGGTCTTTTCCGGCTGTTCTGCCTCCTGCTGTTTGATTTCTTCTGCCATTTTCGCAACTCCTTTCTGTTTTGGGTATCAAAAAAGCACCGATTTCCCGATGCTGATTTGTTGATAAAAAGAACGCCGTACCCACAGGCTTGTTTGTTCTTGGTTTCCGTCCCTCCGCCAGTTTTTGCCCATGGTCGGGGCGGTGATTACTCTACAATGTGCCAGTCATCTGCCAGCATATCGGTCTGACTTGCAAGCCAACCAATACAATACTTATTATCTGCCGTTTTCATAACAACAGTATCAGTAAACGGATAGCTTCCATCCCCGATTTCTTCCGTTAAAAGCTTTCCATCTGCGAGGTAAAGATACATTCCTTTTCCGTTCCACCCTTTTCTTGCAACTTTCTTTCCAGCTTTCATCTCTTCTAAAGCCTCGCCAAACGTCAAACTATTTTTTGTTCCTTCCATTGTAATTCCTCCTCAAAGCATGTAAAAGCACCTCACTGAGACGCTTTTACACTCTTTTTGCTCTCTTTTTGCACTCTTTTTGCTGCATGTACCGCCTTTTGTGCCTCGCTCCGGCCAAATCCCAGCACTTGCTCTCTAAACCTGTCACGGTCTTGTCCGGTCTGATTGCAAAATGCTTGCAAATCTTTTTCGGCTGCTTTCAGCTTTGCGGCGGTTGCCTGATAATCTGCCGTGGCAGCTTCTTTCAGTTCTGGATTGTCTGTCAGTTTTGCAGCTTGCTGCATGCTCATTGTCTGCCGTTTCAGTTCCCGAATCTTTCGCTCTCCAGCGCGCTGCATCTGGCTGATTTCGTATTCAGTGTATTTCTCACCGTTCCATGCAATCCGCTTTTCGTCCAGCTGTTCCAATTCTTTTTTGGTATAGTTTGGCGTAGATAGCCCCGAAAAATACGGAAACCAATCGTGACGGCAATTCCATCCGCGGAAACCATCGCCGTCACCATAGCCAATACCACGCAGCGACCAGACTTTCAAGCCGTCTATGATCTTTCCAACGTCTTTCCCGGTCAGGCTGACCAGCTGCCCTTGCCACTTTGCATGCTCTGGTCTTGCACCGCTGTGGGCTGTAATCTCCATCAAATAGCAGCCATTGTCCTCTGCGTTGGTCTTGCTGACCTCTGCAGCTGTCTGCCCGACACCCGTCAACGCTGCACGGCGGATAGCAACGTCCAACTTGTCAACGTGTCCGGATGGATATGTGACTGACAAGCCGCCCTTTGCAGCTTGTTTTATCGTGTTACGGATTGCCTCTTGATAGCTAAACGCTCCGCTTGTAATTTGCATATATGCGTCATTACAAGCCTGATAAAACGTACGCTGCGTGGTCAATGCCGTTGTCTTTGTTAGGTTGTCCATCACGCCCATGGTCTTTTTAAAACCAGCCTCCAACACCTGCCGCAGGCTGTCAGACTGCCGGATGTCAACCGTTGCAATTCCGGCTTGTCTGTAAGCCTGATCGTCAATCTCTACGGCTGTCGCTCCTGCATCCTCAAATAACGCCAGAACCTGTGCCGTGCATGCGTCTGTGCGTTGTGCAATCAGCTGCAAGATGTCCTCGTACAGTAAGCCCGCCTCTTGTAACATCTCTGCTTGATGTTTGGTTGCCTCGGATACAAAGCCCATTCGCAGGATGCGTTTCACCATCGCTGACAAAATCGCGTCTTCCAAGCGTGCGTATACTGCAAGTACAGCGTCCGTGCATGTCTCATAGTAAATTGGCGGCAGCATCAGCGGTCACCTACGCCAAACAGGCTGTAATCCTCAGGGCTGCCAGCCTCCGGAATCATCTTTTTTGCTTCTTCTTCCGAGCAGCCGTAATAGCTGCTCAGAAAAATTTCCGGTTTTAAGATGCCCGCTTGTACAAACTGCAACTCTCGCTGCGTCTTTGCATTTACGTCCTCCAGCACACTGTCACCCCAATCAAAAGCAATCTCAAACTCTGTTGACGGGATAACACCATGATAAAACGCCAGTGTTGCAGCTGCTGTAATTGCTCGCCGCAGAGCGTTTTCCGTCTGTTTTTGCAGGGCAGACACAAATACATAGCTGCGTTGCTTGGACGACTCAATCTCGGTTGCTGTTTTTGCGACCTCTGCAGGCTCTGACAGCGTGCCATAGGCAAGTTGACAAGAAAATTCAATTCGCTGCAAAATCTTATTTAAGCCGTTAAAAAATGATGCATCCCGAATCTCCGGCGAATACGGCATGATTTTGTCAGAATCATCATCCCCGATGGACAGCATCTTTTTGTATAACCGCTTATCATGTGCGGAAAGCCGGTCAAATCTGTTGAAAATGTCCTGTGTCGCAAAGACTGCGGTTTCTTTTGATTCGTATTCCCACAAAATTTCCGACCATAATTGATCCGCCTGAACAATCTGCGGCAGTGCATCCGCAAACACGGACACGCCCAAAGCAGAGGTCGGGTCTTTGCTGTTGGGCTTTGGCACACGGAAAAAACCGAACAGCGGCGTTTCTGACTGCACGTTGACTAGCGGCTCTAATCCAGCCCACGGTGTTTCTGATAACTCGCAGGGGCTGCCCAACGCGTCTGCATCGTATGCATGATACGTGTAACTTTGAATGATGCACTGCTTTTTGTCGCTGTCATAGCCGTGACACTCTAGCCTTGTGTACCAGTCCGCACCGCTCCGAAACGTATCCGCAAACACGGCGGATTGCATAGACTGATCAGATGTAAATGCAATCGGAAACACACGCTGCACTGGCACCCACTCCAACGATACACCGCCGTTTGCAAAATATGGCTTTATTACCATGCCACCGCTGGCAAGCCCTGCTGAAAAGCCGGTTTGCAATGCTGACAGGTGGTTGTCTATCATGGCTTGCAAATAGCCCGCCGTCTTGCTGTTGCCGGTAATCTCTATTTTTGACTCTGCAAAAATCAACCGTGCAAACTCGGTGCAGATTGCTGCTGCAAGATGTAAGCCGTCTTTTTGCTCACGGTTTTCAGAATTGCCGGAAAACAGCGTTTCCCACTGCTCAATGTATCCCCTCATTAGTGGGGATATTGCTGTTTTGATATTAAGTGCGGCCTCAATATCTGCGTAACTAATCATAAAATCACCCCCAATCATCTGTTCGCCATCCAAAATGTCGCAGAATGGTATAGCAAAAATACCGGATGTCGTCCATCGCATGGTCGTTTTCTTTAATGACGGTATCTTGCTGCTTTTTATCGTCCCACCGATACAAGCCAAACTCCCGGATAGCGTCCGTGCAAGTATCTGCAATCAGAATCCGCTTTTGTTTTAACAAGGTCATCGTGTACCGGATACCATCAATTACGCTGTTATTTGCTTTGCGGACGCTGTAGACAGCGTGGTGCTGGATGCAGGCAATCAGACTTGCGGCAGACGGGTCTACTACAATCTGCTGGATGTCGTAGCCCTCTGCAAGCCTTGCAATCTCCTGATAATGCTGCTCGTCATCCTTTTGCTTGTCCTCTTTGCGTGCATCATAATATGACTCTTTTATGCGTACTGCAAAATCATCCTCGACCGCCCACAATCCAATAGATGTAGGGTTAAGCGTACCATAGTCAATGGATAAGTAAAAAACCGCCCTCTCGGACGGCTTGTAATTATGGACAACGCTAACAGCTGGGTCAAAATCCGGATAGACAAGCCCCTCTGCCACTCGCCACAAGCCCAATACATATCGGTCATAAAACGCTCCAGCAGGGTATACAGACGCTGCACGCTGGATTTTTTGTGGTGTCATGATGGGGTTATCCTGCATCGTGAAATGCAGATGTAAAACATCGTTACGCTCACCGCTGTCCGCCTTTAAAATCCATTGCTGATAAAACCAGTGCTGCGGATTGTCTGGATTGCAGTTAAACCACAGTCTTGCATCTCCAACGGACAGTGTACGAGCGATCGCCTGATTGACAAACGATTCCGGCATTAAGGCAACCTCGTCGAAAAGAACACCACTCAGCGTGATGCCTTGCACAAGCTTATAAGACGCCTCATCCTTGCCGCCAAAAACGTGAAATTGGTTTTGCTTGCCGTTGCCTTTGACGGTTAAGATGTGCTTACTGCCGCCGATATATGACACGTTAAAATAGTGCGTGATGTCTGCCATCTGCAACAGCTCCATGATGATGTTACGCTCTGCAGATTGTACCGTGTTGCCGCAGATGCCAAATCTGGCACGGTCAAATGTTGCCATTGCCCACAGGATAAACGCACATGCCATGGATGCCGTCTTGCCAGACCGCACAGAGCCGTCACAAATTAAGGCGTACACATCCGGCTTGTATGCCCATCGAAAGACTGTTTTTTGCTTTTTGGATAGCTTTGTAAACGTCACTCTGCATCATCCTCCTGCAACGCCTGCAAGAGTTGTGGCAGTTCTGCAACGCTTTTTTGTCCGTTCTGCTGGGCAAACTGTTTTTTCTTGAGGGCAAGTTCTTCTCGCTGTACGGTTTCACCAATGAGGTCTTGCAACTTGTCAATTGCTTTCACATTGCCTTTTTCAGCCTCTTCGTAAAGGGCTTGAATCATCCGCATAGCAGCGTCATCGTTTTCCTTAAAAAATGCCTTCGTGGCTTGTTTCAAGCTTCTATACGCCCGTCTGGACGCTCCTGACGCAATGCCGCCTTTCCTTGCAATTTCTCTTTGTTCTTCCTCTGTACGTTCATTCATCGGAATTAAGTTCTTCTCATTCGCCATTTCCTCTACTCCGTTACTGTAAATAAAAAAATCCGGCAGGGAACGCCTACCGGATTTCATTTTTCTATGCTACTATTATAGCACAACAAAAAGGGCATTAAAAGGCTTTTTTGGGCTTTTTTGGACTTATTTTTTATCTTCCAGCATTTTTAACGCCTCACGGTGCAGGCGTTTGGATTTTGTTTCTGAAATAAATAGTTTGTCGTTGACATCCTCCCACCGCATGCCGTCAATATACCGTAGTCGCATCAGCACTGCGTGATCAGACGGTAAAAACAAAATTGCACGCTCTACACGGATAATACTGGTTTGCAACTCTGCTTTTTTTGCCTCGTAAAGGGCTGACAGCTCCTCCAACCGTTCTATGTAGGTCTGCACGGCTGGTATCGGTTCGCCGTGGTGCTTAGGCTCATCGCCGTAACAGATTGCTTTGGTGCTACGTGCATCCGCTCGCAGCTTGTCAATCCGGTCATCAATCTGCATCAATTCTTTTTGTTTCGAGCGGCACTGCATAAGTTCTTCCTTCGTCACGCTTTCAACAATCCTTTCTACAAAATGTTGATAAATTGCATTCTAATTATACCATATCTTGTGGTTTTGTGCAAATGCTGACCCTGTACGCCCTGCGTTTATTTATACAATATTGCCGCAAATCTAACACTTGTAACGTCAAAAAGCTGTAGTAAGGACTGAGTAAGTCGTCCTCTATCGTTTCAATGCGGTGCAGAGATTCCGGTGTGCCGTCATCCCCCTGCAACGCGTGCTCATACTCTACCATCGTTGACCGCACGATGTATGCAGCGAGATTTACATAGCAGTCGTTGACGTTGCTGTGCCGGACGCTTGGCGTTAGCTGCTTGCGTGCTGCTCCTGTCTTGTCCTGTAGATTGGATTTATGTGCTTTGTAGTACTCAGACCGCACAACCTTTTTGCACGCTTTGCAGTAGCTATCACGCTTTTTGGTGGTGCGTCCGGTATGCTTGTTTACATAAGTCACAAGCCCATTGTCTGGAAGTGGTTGTCCGCATCGCTTGCATACCTTGCTCATCGCTCTTGCTCCATCCGCTTTTTTTGACGGTCAAGTTTAAATGTGACCATTTTGTCAAACTCATACGTGGGCAACAATTTTCGCAGCTGCATCACCATGATGTAGCAATCCGCTGCCTCCTCGATAACGTGAGATTTCAACTCTTCTGCTTGCTCCGGTGTGGATGCAAGCAGGAACTTTGCAATGGCTGTTTGCAGCTCTCCGGTCTCCTCCATCGTTTTGACAAGCTGATTCTGCAACCCGTAATGGATTGCAATCTCGTTGATTGTAAATTGACTACTCATTTTAACCGCTCCTTTACTTGTAATTGGATTTTTGTAAAATCAATCTGGTAATCCCGCTTGAAACGCTGCATCTGCTCCAGTATGTCGGGCGATTTCCCGAAAATTGGCGGTATCTCAGCGATAGACTGTACGTTGTCAAACAGCCGCTGCAACCGTTTCTGTTTCCATCCATAGTGCCATTCCAGCGTCACAAACACCATCGCCATGCCCTGATAAATCGCCATTGTGTGACTGTATTCCACCTCGTTCTTGTTGTACAGGTTTTTTCGCTGTAAGGCTGGGTTCTTCATTTGGACTCCTCCAGTTCCTTGTTCAGTATTTCCGCTGCTTTTTCAGCGTTTTCGAGGGTGTCGAAATAAGGACCATTAACGCGACAATTGCAATCATACCAACCTTCAGCAGCCCAGTGGCTGCTACTGTAATCATAATAAAGGCAATACGTTGCTTCTCCGCTTCCAAAATCCGGCACATAGTCCGGGCAGAGCATATCATGCAGCTGCTCCAACCGTAACAGCAACCGCATTTTTTTTGCAACTTGTTCGGCACGGGCTTCCGTTGGGAAACAGTTGCCGATTCTAAAATTGCGTTTGTCCGTGTCGTCATCTACGTTTTCCCAGCTATTAATTGTAAAATCGATACCAATATAAAAGTAGTCTTCTCCATCCTCCGGCTTCCACGGCTTCGGCTCTTCCTGTTTCTTCTGTGCCTCTGCTTCTTTTCGCAACGCTTCCAGTTTCCCAAAAAATTCCGCTTTCAGGGCTTCCAGTTTCTTTTCGATGTCGTTCATTTTGATTCCTCCAGTTCCGCATTGAGTATGTCGGCTGCTTCCATAGCAGTTACAACGTCTCTAAAATAAACCAATGTGCTTTCTCCACTGCTTCTGTCGAAAAATGCTTGCATTTCCCCATCAGTATGATCAAACGCAACAAGGAATTTTGCTGTACCATCCCAATCCGGCTCATAGTCCGGACAAAGCTGGTCGTGCAGCTGTTCAAGCTGCAACAGTAACCGTATTTTCTTTGCAACTTGCTCAGCACGTTCTCTTGTTGGAAAGTAGTCGCCGGATAAGATACAAGATTCGTCAATATCATCTCCAATATAAATATACCGGACAACATCAACAGCGTTTTCGATTGTGAAGTACGCTTCCCCATATTTCGGCTTCCACTTCTTTTCAATGTCGTTCATTTTGATTCCTCCGTTTCACTTCTCCGATTCCATGCAATTCTTATATCATCATACACACAGCGAACTTCTACACCACATTCATTACAAAAAATCTCTGGCACAGGCTTTAAGTATGTTACCGCCTGCTTTACATTTTTGCTACCGCAGAAAGGGCATGGCTTCAATTTTGATTTGGCTTTCATAGGTTTTCTTCCTTTCTCTTTCATTCAGTTTCTTTCGCTTCTATCGCTGTTCATCCGGCAGCACCTCATTCCAGCAGGCGTGACAGCCATCGTGACAGTCAAAATCTACGCCATACATATCTGCCACACACACAGTTGGTTCATCAATAGGGTCTTTGCGTGCATTCGGGAACTTTTCAAAAAAGTCCATAGCATATGTCTTTGCAGGGTGTTTTGCAACCAACTTGCCCACGATTTCGTCTGCATCGTCCGATAGTTCATTTGGAGTGCAAGACATGCTTCCACAAAATGGACAACCGTCACCACAATGTTTATATGTCTTGCACATTCTCTTCAAATCCTTAATACTCGCCATTTTTCGGCACTCTTTTTTTCCCTTGCATCCGCTTCAGCTCTCTGTCCAGCTTGTTGTCTATCATCTTCCCCATATACTCCTCGCCGAGATAGCAGCACATCTGCTCTGCCATAATCAGCATGTCCGCCGTTTCTTCCAACAGGTCATCAAAACGCTTCTGATCCTGTGGAAACCGCTTCAGCTTCTGTGCCGCAAGGATAAACTCAGACGCTTCTTCGATAGTTTGTTCCAACTGCTCTTCGAGACTGTGTCCTGCTATAATTTCGTGCAGCTTTTGCTGCTGTTCCATGTTCATGTCGTTTCCTCCTTCACCAATCTAACCGCCTCGTCCGCACTCCTACAAACACCGGCGACTGCACCGGCGTTCCGCATCTGCTCCAGAAAATGTGTTTGCTCCTTGGTTGGTTTTCCTTTTGGCGTCTTTACCTCGATAAATACAGCTCGCTGTGATTAAAACGTAACGGTGACATTTAAAACCGCCGCAGCCAACCAATAAACCGCCCGTCTGTGGTCTTTATGCCACAAACAAACCGCTGCTGCACCAACATCCAGCAGTATCATGGCAATTGGTAGGATTTGCGTGGCGTTGATTTTGCTCATGTTCATGTCTTCCTTCCCGTTTTACCAAGAACAAGCTTATGGCTTCTAAAGCCGTCTTTTACTTTTTCTCTCGCAATCTCCATTGCATGTACGGAGTTACGATAGCACTCATCACACTGCTTTTTACCATTGTCAATATCCTTGCCACAGGTTACACAGTGGTATCCATCGCCAAACATATACTTTGGCAAAATTCCCATTTTCCGGTTCTTTTCTGTGTGCCTTTTTGCGTCCTTTTTTGCGCACATCACGCATGCAACTTTACCAGATGCCGCCGGTTTCTTCCCACAATAGACGCACTTTCCAGCAGCTTTTCGCTCAGCATATTTCTTTTTAGTTCTTTCACAAGCTTTTTTTCTTTCCGCTTGCTTCCGCTCTTCCGACATGTTTGCAATGTATTTGTGGTGTCTTTCATTGCGTTTGTATAAACACTCCCATCAATATTTTCTGTGCGGAGCCGCACTTTCTCGCCCACACTCCGCACAAATCCCATGCTGGGCATACCAATCTCTCAATTCTTTACTCACCCGGCAGCACCTCTTCCAACGCATCCAACCCGCCATGTATACGTAACTGCAACGCCTCAATTACAACAAAGTTGATATATGTGCCAATGTCGGCAAAATCAACATATGTATCTGGGTCTGTATCTCTCTGACCAGCTGTTTTCTGCACCATTGCTTGCCGGATGATGTCCAGATGCTCTTTTAATATCCTGACATCCTCTTTAGTGCAGGTGTTTTTGTGTTGCAGCTTTAAAAAAGACCACATTGTTTGCAGCTGCCCCTCGTCAAGCTCTCTAAGATTATGCTTCATTTTTTCTCCCATCCGTACCACTGCACCCTCAAATCAACGTTACCAGCATTATGCTGACCTCGTATCATTTTGACTGTACGCAGTTTTGCATTTGCGTTATCCACTGTCAAATATAACAGCGGATGCATATTTCCTTTTTTGTCGAGCCGCTGTAACCACATCCCAGTGATTGCATCACGGATACCGTACACCGGACGGCGTTGCACGTCCATTTTTAAGATTTCTGTCGTCAAACTCCTATATAAAGTAAAAGCCTTTGGTTTTGCAAGTTCATCTGCCGTAAATTCCGGCGGCTCTATCAAATACGAGTTGCAACGTGTATCAACCATTCTAAAAAGCCGACGTGTGCAAATGTTGTACTCCTGCGTGATTATTTCGGTGGATTTGCCGCTCAGATAATCAGACACCGCCCGACGTAACCGCTTTTCCTCGTCTTTCCAGTTCCGGACAATTGCATCTCGGTATTCTCCTCGTCGCTCGCTGCAAAAATATCTGACCGTATCGCCTGTGATTTTGTATTTATCACCTAACGCATTGACCGGACAACGGTCTACAAAATAATCATATGCGACTTGCATTTTGAATCGCTCTGAGTATCTTTTTGACATATCCATCCCTTTCCTGCTATATCGGCTCATCCAAGTTTAAAATCAGACTTGCATAAGCTTCAGCGTTTTCTGATACCGGTGTTTCTTGTTGCTGCTTTTTCTTCTTTTTAAATTTCCCGTCCCGTTTTTCCCAATATCGCAGGGTTGCCGTCCAATCTGTAATGTCATCACCGTTTTTGGTTTTCCATTGGTGCTGCTCATAGTAGGTGTAAAACCGTTTCAAATCTGTTTCAATTCCGTTTTCTTCTGCATATTTTTGGACTTCTTCAAACGTTGGCGGAGCATTTTTTTCTTTTTCTGCATCTAAGAAAGAAAGATAATTATCTTCTTTATCTTCTTTTATCTTCTTATTCTGTTGTCGCTGCCCTGTCGCTACCTTGTCATTGCCTTGTCGCTGCCCTGTCGTTTCGTCTGTCAACAACTGATACTTATCGTAATTATTTATAGCAAATACGGTAAAATTCGGGTATTTGTACCTTGTCAATTCCCCTGTCGTTTCAAGGTGACTGATTGCCGTTCGTACTTGTCTTTCTGTCAACCTCGTTTCTTTCGCTAAAACGGCATAGCTGGAAACCCGACTGCCACAAGGGACGGTGATTCCGTGCCATTGCCTTTTTGCTATATTGACGGTCAACAGCAGATGCAGGAAGACCGTTTTTGTGTTGATGTCATCGTACCACTCCCAGTTTAAAAGTGACCGATACAGCTTGATATAACCGCTTTCCAACATCTGGTATCATCTCCTTTTAAAACGGTACGTCCCCATCACCGAGAATCGTCTGGAAGTCGCTAAGGTCGTCGAGGTCAATTCCCGGCGTTGACTTACCAGCATTTTTGACATCCGCCTCATAGGTATGTACCACATTTTGCGACTGATTGACAACGCCCTGCATCGGATTGCTGTAAGACGGTGCCTGCGGCTCACTGTAAGCCGTTTGCGGTGTGGGCTGGTAGTTTTGCGGTTGGCTGTTATAATCGCTCTGTGCGGCGTTCTGGGCTGTCTTACTCTCGCCGAAAGTCACATTGTCCGCTTGTACATTCATAGCATAATGTTTAACCCCGTTGTTGTCCGTGTAATCAGCGTTTTGCAACTTGCCCTCTACGATAATCATCGACCCCTTACGGAAATACCGGTTGACAAATTCCGCTTGCTGCCGCCAGCTGACGATGTTGATAAAATCCGCTTTCTGGTCGCTGCTTTTGCTGTACTGCCGATTGACGGCAATCCGAAAACTGCAAACAGCAATGCCGCTTTGTGTGTTTCTGAGTTCCGGGTCTGCACACAACCGACCCATTAAAATTACCTTGTTTATCATTGTTCTTGCTCCTTTCGTAGCGGTGCAACCGCTCTTTCGTAGTTCCGATAGTAATAGTAAAAGATTTCCAGCAGCTTTTTGGCTGTGTCTTCCTTCCGGACAAACGACACCTGCAAGCCGCACCGATTGCCTGACCGGAGCGACCGCAGAGCGAAATAGACGGTTTCGCCGATGCGTTTCACTTTCCGATTTTGTGCAATCATTTGTTTTTCTGGGATTTCGTAGGCTTTTAACTCTGCCTCCGACGTTACACCCTCTAAAATCAACTCCATGTGCCGGGCATTCTTTGCGGCTGTTTCCAACTCTTTTAAAATCCGCTCTTGGTCTCGGATAAAATTTCCAAAAAGTTCATCAACGCTGCCTTTTCGCTCGACCACACAAGACCGTTCAAAACTTTTTCCCCCGACCTCAAAAGAGTAATCGCCAAAATCCAGCTTGCGGCTTTCCGTTGCAATCCCGTTTGCATGCAAAAACTGTATAATGTGCTGGTTGCATTGTTCCCGAGTGTCGCAGATAACCGTTATTTTCTTTTCAAAAACTTTTCTCTCAATCAAATGTCGTCAACCTCGCAATCATACACCGACTTATAATTTATCGGTTTTGTAATTATCTTTTTAGACCGGCAATAATCGCACTCGCCGCAGGACATCGGCAATAAATCACCGTTTTTTATCTTTTGATACCGTTTTACGAGTGACTGTACAAATTCTAACGCCGCCTCAAGGGTATCATCCGGTATCCAAAACAGGTTTAAATCCGGCTCTGGCTCTTTTGTGACGGCAGCCAGATAAAACGGCAATGTTTTCCCGGTGTTTTGCCGGACAATCTCCTGATAAATTGCCCCTTGGATGTCATACCGCCAAAAATCAATGAAATGCAGTTTCTTTTTTTTGGCTGGGTCATAAATCAGGTTAAAATCCCGGACAACCTTTAAATCTACAATCATCAGACCCTCATGATAGCTGTCAATTTTGGATTTAAAGGGTATACCGCAGATTTTGCCGGTAAAGATTCGCTGCTTTTGTCCACTCATGTATTGCATAAATTTTTTATCTCGCTTTACTCGCTGGATAATGTAATTAGCGTGTTGGTATGCAGATTTTAATTTACCTTGTCTTGTAAAGATTGCTGGGTGATTTGCAACAAATGCATCCAGCGTACCCTCAAAGTATGCATCAACATAAGAGCCGACCAATAAAGCTTCAGTGCTTGGTCTATGATATTCACCGTGCAATTCCGCAAGGGTTCGTGCCTCGCAATCTAAAAAAGATTTAAATTGTGAGGCACTCATATAACCTTGGTTGCTTTCCGGTGAGTAATAATTCTCACTCGTTAGCATCCTGTTCCCCCTCGGCTTCCGCAAACGGGTCTGGAGCGTTCGCCGCCTTTTGGCTGATTTCTTCCGCCTCTCCTTCAACGTGGCAGCCCATCAAAACATCTGGACAATATACACGGGCAAAAAACGCCCCTGCACGGTATGCCAACATCTGTTCAGGCATGTTTTTCCATTTTGTGTTGCTCAACCAGCCCTCGGCGATTGCCATAGCGATGGTGACCTCAGTACCTGCAAGTTCGGTATCTCCATCCTTTGCCGTAATGTAACAGCCGCGTTTGTTTGTTCCACGCTCACCGGTGTAATTTACTCTGACATCTGTAAACCGCTGTCGAATAAAGCACAGGCACGCTTGTCCGCTCCACGACGGCTTACCCTTTACAACATACAATTGTTGCATGACCATCAACGGGGACACGCCCATCCGCTGAGCCATATCCACAGCAATTGCACAGTCTGCCGGCTTGCCAACGTAAGCGGTCGGAACAAGACCACTCGCTGCAAACACCTTTCCGATTTTTAACGCATCCGCAAAATCCGCCATAACTGGGGTGCTGATTTCCTTTTTCGGCGTTGCGATTGCTAACTGGTTGCTTTCGTTTTCCATTTTTTCCTCCCATTATAAAGAACTCAACAAAGTACTAACTTTAATAGTAAATGTCATGCTATCAATTACTTTGTTAAAACATTCCTCGCACATCCAAGAATCATCTAAACCGCTGTTTTTTTGGAAGCGTATTAGTTTTTCATCGCCTGATACTTCCTCGCCGCAGGTATCGCAGTAGTAGTGTAAAACACGTTTTGCACCGCAGTTTCTGCATTGCTCGCAACAACTGCAATCGTTTTCAATCTTTACCACTTGCGACCACATCGCTTTCCAAAAAATCCAGCTGGCTGAGGTTTAGTTCTGGTTCTTCCTCCGCGGCTTGGGCTTGCTTTGCAAGTGCCTGCAAATCCGCATCCACAAAGTCATATGCTTCTGCATCCAACTCGCCAAGAATACGGTACAGCGGCTGCATTATGTTAAAATGGTCAGCCTCTTGCACCGGGTTTAGTGTGGTACTATCTGCGTGCATCGCCTCAACGCACATGATAGCAACTTGGATTGCATGCTGTCTCAAAAAGACTTCCTCTTTTTTCATGTTGACATTCCTTTCTGTTTGTGATAAAATAAAGGTGTTTTTCATTCTCCCTCGTTACTGGTTGCTGCTGGTGCGAGGGTTCTTTTTTGCCCGTTCTTCCATCAGCTCTCCGTTTAAGATATTAATCTTTTGTTTTAGCAATCCGCTTTCCTGATTTGCCAACCGTCGCAGCGTCTGACACGCTTTTGCAAGTTCCGTCATTTCGTATTCTTCAGTTTCCTTTTCAAACGCCTTTCTCATTTTGCGTTTTTGGCGGTCTCTTTTGTTGGCTTTCTTTTTTTGCTCAATTGCACACTCCGTACAATATTTGACGGCGTTAAACCGTCCCGGCGTATCATAGCTGGTGTCAGCAATCTCAATACCGCAGACTAAACAATACTTAACCATCATTTCTCACCCCCTCCCCCAACGGGAGGAAAAGCCAGCTTTTCCGACTGCTTTTCCTACCGCTTTTCCTCACTGCTTCCGAAAAAGTCAGGTTTCTGGCGGTGGGGAAGTGCTGCTGCATCGCTCTGCACAAACGTCCAGTAGTCGATGTGCAAAGTCATTGACAATCTCCGGCGGAATGTCGGTCAGTGTGGTATGTACTTGACGCCCTCTGTTGTCAAAATGAGTAATCTCAATGGGCATACACTCACCCGTCTTGATTGCAACAACGCTGTCATTGATTAGCTGATTGCACTGCTCGTACTGCTTGAGATTGCTCTCCATGCGGTCTGTCTGTTCCCGTGCCGCCTGATAATCAAACCCAGTCGGTACGGGTTTTAATTCCCGTCCGGAATCCGCCGCTTGCTCGTCGAGCGTGCGGTTATGCCGCTGCCAAGCAGCCCAACAGATAACGGCGGCAATACCACCAAGAATCATTGCTTGCATGATTTCTCCCCCTTTTTACGTTTCTTTACGCTTGCCTTTCGGAAATACTCCCTGCATTTTTCGCACATCCTAAAACTTTCGTTTTCACGAATGCCGCCACAATGTGTACAAAACCCAGCCGCTCGCCATGTATCACGCTTGGTTTTTTCACGCAAGGTATTTTTTTGTATCTCTTGCTTTTTGCGTTCCGGCGATAGGTTTTCATACCATCTTTGCTTGCTTTCCCTATTGCTTTCTTTGCATTCCGGACAAAGCACCCCCATTCCTTTTGTGCTTTTTTTACCACAAAACGGACAAACGTCATGGTCTTTGCACAAGTAATAATAGGCTTTGGAGTATTCCCGTTTCTCCTGTTTCCGTTCTTCCGGTGTCATTCCGTCCCCCTCCCTGCAATGTCTAAAAGTGCCTGAGCCTTTTCGATGGAATCCGCACGTTCTTCAAGCATTCCGCGGTTTTCCATTAGACCCATCATTCCGACAAACAACGCAAGCGACATATCTGCCGCTTGCACTTGGTCTGCGTTTTGTAGTCCGTTGATACACCAATGATGCTTATCATCGTCGTACTCAATGGTTACTTTCCACATCATTTACCATTCCTCTCCGTCCGGATTATCTTTTTTCTCCTGTCGCATCCGCCGATAGACGGCTTGCAAACAAGGAAAAGATATCCGCCGACATACGGCTTGCAAGTAAAGCAAAAATTAGGTTTATGGTAGCTTCGAGCACCGCTTTTTCGCTTGGCGTAAAATTTTGATACACCTGCGTAAACTGCTGCCGTTCTGCGATTTCCTTTTTTGTTGCCATAAAACAACATCCTTTCATAATTTATTACCCTTACGGGTTGGGATACCGCTGATACGCTCAACGGCTCAGAAGCGTTTGTATAATAAAAAGATGGTTTACACGTCGTGCTGCGGTTGTGAGAGCCAAATCATTTTAAGCAAATATAATCAACATCGCCAGACACCCGAGCGTTGCCACCCACCCGAGCATCGCCACGTACACAAGCATTGTCAGACACCCAAGCCTTGTCAAACACATGAGCATTGTCACGCACCCGAGCATCGCCAGACACCTGAACATCGCCATACACACAAGCATTGCCACGCACATGAACATCGCCATACACCCAAGCATCGCCATATTGCGACAGATTTTCTTCTTTTTCAACGTAGCCACCCAAATCGCCAGCTTTCACATCCCCAAAATCAATTAGAGATTTAATCCGGTACAAAGTTACTCCGTTTTCTTTGATGCTATCCGTTGTCAATTCAAATTTTTTCATAGCAATTTTTTCTCCATTCAAAAATATTTTATCGCCCTTACAGGCAGTGGGTCGGGATACGCTCCCGACGGGCGGAAGATGCAGCCTCTAAGTCCATCTCTCTGCTGTTTTCAGTGGTTGACTGCTTTCCCTCATGTAAGTATGTACGCTTTTTGCATGAGCCTGACACGCTCCGGAAACGTGGCGTACATTGTTCTTGGGATGCCGCTGATACGCTCAACGGCTCAGAAGCGTGTTGCAATCGCCATCTGCAACAGGAAGCACGATTTATCTAGTCGTGGAAACATGCAAGCCACTATTGCAAGGTTTTAAAGTCAGCCGATACCGTTGTTTTATATCCACGGTCTACGGATTGCTGACAGGCTTGGGTCGGGATACGCTCCCGACGGGCGTTGGTGGGCTGCTGCGGAATTGCACCGCACAGCAAGACAGAGGAAACGAAATAGACAATGCTCCCTGACGGAGACAGCTGTCACGGAGTTGCACCGTGCATTGTCCAGAGGCTTCATGTCTCGGCTGGACAACTAAGACGCATCCCATTATGCGGTGATTCGCTCACCGCAAAGCGTGTTAGTATAAGGCAAAGGTTGGAGGTAATTGCCCACGATGCTGCCACACCGTCCCCGTGTTGCCGATAGGTCAGCAGGTGTTGTATTTCCTGTCAAATTGTGATAAAATTGACTGGAAAGGGGGTGAATGATATGAAGTTAAACTACGATTGCTTACGGTCATTATTGTTAAAACTCGAAGAATTTGAAAATATCGATGAGAATCTAAACTACCAATCTATGACACTCGATGATATGGAAAAAGCACTGCCGGACTTTCCAAAAAATGTAATCGCATATACAACTTTAAAAGCAGAACAAGGTGGATTGATAAATGCACAAATAATGAATGCAGATAATAGCATTTACATGTGCATTTATTCCAGCTTAACCTACGATAGACATCAGTTTCTTGACAATGTTAGAAGCAATAGTATCTGGAGTAGAACAAAATCAATTGCAAAAAAATTAGGATGCACATCGCTCAATTCGTTGATGTCTATTGCTGGGAAGATTGCTCTTGATGTAATTCAATCCCAATTATAGGCTTCCCATTTTTATCAGTTACGGCAAATTCTTTCTTTATCGTAAGAAAACAGCCGCCAGGAATCTGACAATTTCCTTTTGGACACTCTGTGTTTTTCTGTGGGTCGCACAGATACAGGGTGTACTTTTTTTCATCGTTTTTCATTATTTCACCACCTTCTTTTAATTTCAGTCAAGCGTTTCGGTTCTCTCCTGCCTGCTGGTTTAAGTTTTCCGCTGCCTGTCCTCGGCTGATTTTTCAGCTACGCCCGTTTGTGCATTTCTGTTACCTCGTCTTTCTGCCCCCGTGGGGCGTTTTTTATCCTCTGCAAATTTCTTCGTAGCTATCAATCACAATAGTGCTTTCCGTTCCGGAAAGTCTAACCTGTACCTGTACATCTTCATCATCGTCCTCATACGCCACTACAACGTATTCGCTATTTGCTTCCAAAACATCAAATCCGGCTTCTGTAAATGCTTCTTCGAGTTCTGCAAGTTCTGCAAACCAGCTTGCTGCCTCAACCTGTGCCATCATTTCTTCAAAATCGTTTCTCATAATAGTTTCCTCATTCTTTTTTTATTCAGTCGGTTTTAAGTTTCCTCCTGCGGTTTACTTCCCGTTTAAGTTTTCTTCTGTCCTCGACCGTGATTTAAGTATACCATAAATCGTGTTACTTGTCAATAGTTTTATGACGTTTTTCATGTTAGCAATATGTAGAAAAAATGATATCTTTTTTGTGCAGCTTGCATAAAAAACGTCAGTACAAGAAAAAATAGTGGTGTTGTGCTTGACTACTAACATATTTTATGTTACACTTAAAGTAAAGGAGGTGATTTGATGAAAAACAACATAAAAGCTGCACGGGAAAAGCAGGGACTTACACAGCAAGAGTGTGCAGATTTGTTTGATGTTAAGCTAAGGGCATGGCAAACATACGAGCAAGGCGTAAGCGAGCCGAAATTTGAGGTACTGTGCAAAATTGCAGACGTGTTTGGCGTAACAACGGACTACTTACTCGGTAGAGAGCCAGCCCCTGACCCGTTTGCAGAACGGAATCTCAACAAGGAATCAGAAGATGATGTCATTGACAAGTACATGAGCCTGCCGCCGAACATCCGTGCTTGTTTGATGGATGTTTTAGTCCAGCTTGGTGATGCAGCAAAGCGGCGACAAAATGCACCGTCTGGAGACGATACGCAGTGCAGCAAATTGTCCGTATCGACCGCCCTCGGAACGATTGAGGACGAAATCGAAAAGATGGCTATGGCAAAAGGCGGCGTATAATGCTTACAAAAATCTTGAAAAAATGAGTGTGTCCGGACAGCACTAAAAAATCACCGAAACAAAAACCACCTGCAGAAGCGTGTCACTCCACAGGTGGTTTTTTGTAACTATTTTTATCTATTTTATGCAAATCTATAGCTGCTATTTTGTCAGCTTATCCAAATATAGTTACATATCGGTTACAAAATCAGTTATAACTTGCTCTTGCATCCGATACTTGCTATAATAAAGTAAAAGAGGGTAAAACAATTTTACCTAACAAACAGGAGTGATTGAAATGAAAACTTGCCCAAATTGCGGCGAAATGAATGGAGAAGCGAACGACAAGTGCTATAAGTGTGGTGCGGATTTGTCACAGATTTCCGGTGAAAAGCGATATTGCGAGTATTGCAAAGAGATTTACTCACCACGGACAAAAGAGTGCCCTAACTGTGGTATGCCTACAATTGTGTACAACCCTGCTACAATGTCGCAGATACATAACACCGGCAATGTTGATATGTGGATGTATGTCATTGCGTTTTTAATCCCGATTGTGGGGCTTGTCCTCGGATGCATCCAAGTCGGCAAAAACGACAAATCTGGAGGTAAAAAGCTGATTATCACCTCCATTGTGTCGTTTATACTGTATGTAATTGTCGTGTCTGCAATCTCCAGCAGCCGCAAAAAGCAAGCTGCTGATGAGTTGTCAAGCCTGTATGATAGTTATAGCTACAGTTATAACATTGATGACTAAAAAAAGACCGCCTGCCAGAGGCAGACGGTGAAAGAAAAAAGAACGAAGGGAATTGAATTATTTACAACAATAATATTATACCACAAACAGACTGCTTTTGTCAATAAAAATAGTCAAAAAACCGCCCCTCGGAGATAAAAATCTCTGAGAGGCGGTTTTTATATCTCGTTATATGATACCGGCTGATATGCATCGCTTTCAAGCATTTTTAAAAAATACTTAAACCTGTTTTTTATCGGCTTTTTGCACATTATGACATTGAGTGCGGCATATTTTTCACGGAGATAAAACTGCTTACCATACAACTCACTTTTTGTTGCCTGGTCGCACGGAATGTTTATCCGGACAAGCACACGGGCTATTTGCTCCATCTCAGCTTTGTTAAACTCATAATTGCACCCCTCGGCAAGCGTAGCAAGCCTCTCTGAGCCATAAGTGATTGTCCAGTCAATTCCATCTCGGTCTTCATAAAGCGGCTCTATGGGGCTGTCAGTGGCGTTCTGGGGCGTTTTGAGTATAAATTGTATGCTGGATACTTTGCGACCACGCCGCAGGGCTACATAATCAAAATCAATGTCGGTTTTTTGGGATAACTCTTTTTGACATTTTTTAAGCACCATTGTACTAAAACGCTTGTACTCGCTATACGTGTCCGCTGTGCAGCAAAGCATTTTTTTAAGGTCGTCAAGTGGTATTGTCCACGACCCCCGAAAGCGGTTGCTCTCCAGATACAAATACAAAATATAACTGTATCTTGATGTCAAATTGACTACATTTTTTAGACGGTATCTCAAATAGCCGATACTCTCAATGTTAAAAATGTATTGCATCGCCTCTGGCGAGCATGCAAGTTTGATTGTCCAAAGCCCATCGTCCCCCTGCGTACACTCAGCACACGAAAAAAGGGCTATTTTAGTAAATTTGTTTGGTTTGTCAGGGTCTTGGATAGTAACAACCTTAAAAAGATTGTCAATCCGGTCAGATAAATCCTTGTTTTTTATTTGCGTAACGCCCAGCAGCGACTCCAACTCACCCTTATCAAACGTCACACACCGCTCCTCTGGGTTGTGACTATTGATTTTTGACAAGTACGCATCCAGTATTTTAAACTCTGCAAGCGTCATTTTGGTCTCTGATAGCGACTGGAGAGGGTTTGACTTTTGTACTAAAAAATTGCAATTGCCATAAATTTGTGGTAGTGTTGTCCTTTTTGGCATGATTATCACCTCATGCTTATTTTAACATAAAGACGTGGCTTTGTCAATAGCAATACGTCCCTTTATGGAAAAAAGTATGTCCCTTTACGGAAAAGAGTATGTCCCTTCACGGAAAAGGATACGTCCCTTTACGGAAAAGAGTATGTCCCTAAACATCAAACCGCCCCGAAAATCCGGACTTTTTTACACCCCGTAATCAAGTATATAATCAAGTTATAATCAAGTTATAATCAAGATGATTGATTGATTGATGTGCACAAAAAAACAAAAAAATTGCTTTTAAAATAAAAAAAGAAGCCGCTTCCTGAGATGATCAGTTTCAGGGAACGGCTTTTTTCCACAATTAGTAGGTTGGAAAAAATAAAAAATTTTCATCCGGTACATCCGGATTGAATGAATTTATTATATCATGTTTTTTCACAGCTTGTCAATAAAATTACTTGTCGAATTTTGTCGATGAAAAATTATAGCTTTTCATCTATGTTTGCCACGTGTTTCAGAATTTGTTGCAGCGTGGATTCTTCGCTATCTGGTTCAGGCGTTGGCTCTGGTTTTGGTTCATTCGGTTGCGTTGTTTTCGTGAAGCCATTTAGTCCAGCAGCTTTAATAATTGCTGGGTAATCGGTGTAACAGTAATCCATATCACACTCGCCAATAATACCAGGGATACTTTTTTGCCCAATAATGTCATACTCTGCGTTACCAGCTACGTTATACTGCCAAATGCCGTATGGATTTTGATAGGTACATTTACTTGCGTACTGGGCACACCAGACCGTATAACGGCTTTTAATGCTATCTGACAAGTAATTGTCTAAATAGTACGTGCTGCAATACAGTCCGGCAAAATATCCAGCCTGTTCCAGCGTGTTCAAAAATGCATCTACTATTGCAGAGCAAGCAGCTTTGCCTAATGCAAATTGTTTTTCGTTCTCCAAATCCATATAAACCGGATACTCAAACGATTTACCTTTAATGGTCTGCAAAAATACCTGAGCCTCACGTTTTGCCTCGTCTGCCGACATCGCATAACTAAACCAGTACGCACCGCAGGGGATTCCCAAACGCTTACAAGCTGCATAGTTTCGTTCAAATTGCGTGTCTACCTGAGATGTTTCTCTGCCATAGCCTGCCCGTAAAATCGCAAAGTTAACCAGTCCGGATGCTTTTGCAGCGTCCCAGTCAACCTCGTTTTGACAGTATGACACATCGATGCCTTTTAAAATACTTGTTGTTTCGGTATCCTTTTTGATACCAAAATACTTGTAAAAATCCTCTGTAACTGTGCCATTGCCTTTTGTTTCATCGCCTAACCAGCGGTATCCTGTTCGCACATCCAGATGTGTGTACTGGTAAGCTGCTGTGATGTTGGCAATACCGCCGAAACCTAAGTCTTGAGCCTTACAGCACACTGTCTTGCTGCTGATTGGCTGCCCGTCCTGCCCGTAACAGCAGACATCTGCAGCAGTGCCTTTGGTATGCTGTCCGCTGCTCGTGCCGCCTACAGCTTTATCGTGTTCTGGGCAGCGGTAGCCGCTTGTCACAATGATTTTGCTACAGTTCAGGGCAGTATAGAGGGCTTCCAGCTTGTTGACCAGTTGGGATGCAATCAGAGTTTCATGAGATTTTCCGCAGCTACACCGAAATTCACGTGCATTGAAATGCGGGGAAAGTTGGGTTTTGTCGTCAAATTGATACGTTGACATGGTTAACACACTCCTTTTTGTTCGATATTGGTTAAGATACACAAAATAAATATATTATTTTTGTGTATCTATACAAATTCAAGAAAATATACGCCAAATTGGCATAAACCTATTGACAAATACGCCGACATGGTGTATAATGTAATCATGGTAAGGATAAAACCGAACCAAACAAAATAAAAAAACGGAGGAATTTGAAATGAACAACATGGAAAGAATCAGCGAGCTGCATGCAAAAATCAGACAGGAACTCACCAACAAGGAAGCTTTGATTGATAGCAGAGAATACTTAGAATTTAAGGATGCTGACACAACAGAGGTTGAGGCAGAGCTTGCGGAAACAAGAGCCAACATTAAGGCAATGCGGGAAGAACTCAGAGCCTTGCTGGACGCTGAATCTGCAGAAGAAAAAGAAAAAGAGTTGCAGGCAAAAATTAAACAGAAATTTGAGGCTAAGCAACCGCTACTCAGAGAGCGAGCACGCCTCGGGCTCAACTACCTCAGCACGGACACTGCAGAGGTCGACGGCAAAATCGCAGAAATAGAATCAAGCGTCAACGAGATGCATTCTGAATTAAACGCTCTCCGGTGTGCAGAATTTGCAATCGAATGTGCAGAAAAATCAGAAGCCGATGATGAAGAAGAAAAAGATTTAGGCAAGAGAATCAAAAATCTGCAATTGCGGTTAAGAATTGCATACAGCCAGCGAGACCGCTATGTCTTTCACGGCTCAACATCAAAAGCAAAACAAGCTGAAATTGAGGCTGACCTCACAAAAGGGGAAGAAGAAATTGCCATGATTAAAGCAAAGTTAAAATCCCTTGGTGCAGAGCCAGAAGAATGGGATGCACTTGACATTTTTGATATTCCGTCGTCGGATTTCGGAGCCGTCGCAGAAGAAGAGGTTAAAATTTACATTGACTTTGATGTATTTGCACAGCAGTACAACGCCGCAAAAAGCTGTGATAATAGCGACAAATTTATTATAAGACCGTGGGAAGACTGGATGAATCCTGCCGCAACACGTGCGTCAGTTGTTGATTTGCTGTCATATATATACAACGTAAGCAAAAACGGATTTAACGAGATTGCTAAAAAATACAAGTCCCTTAGAGAGCTGTCTGACAAGTTTAATATACCGTACAGCACCGTCCAAAAGTGGGGGGCGGGAAAAGCGACACCGCCGGAATACCTGTTGACGATGATGGCATATGTTACAATTATCGGGTAACAGATTTGTACAAATACACAAAAACCGCCGAAAAGTATTGACAAAGTGCATATAAGCGGTATAATAAAGGCATAGCAAGACAACTTGCTTATGTCCTCCTTGCAAAAGGAGTGTTGGATTTAAATCATTATTTTTAGTATGTGCTATAGGTAAGTAGCCGTTATGTCGCTACAAGCAAATGGCGTGTCGCTCCCCGTTGCAGGGGAGCGTGTCTTTTTAAACCAACAATACAGGAGGGCTAAACATGAGTAAAAAACCAACAAGAGTATTTTGGATTGTAAGGTATCGGTTGTGGGGTGCGGACGGAGAATCATATATGTGGTTTGACCATAAGGAAGACGCAGAAAAGTTTGCAGACCGTGACTTTTACGACAAGCCATACCATAAGGTGTACTTAAAAGAGGAGGGCGATTTACAAGCCATTCGGCTTAATGCCCTTGGTCTTTTAAATAACCCGTGGGGAGATTAAAAACTAATACTTAAATTGGACGGTTCGCCCAGCAGTAATTTAAACTGCTGGGCGTTTTTTATTTGTCCTTTTTTTGCAGCAAATCAATCGCTTTTCGGAGCGGTTCGGGGAACTGCACACCCATCAAGCCCACGTTTTCAACCATTGAAATTAATTCATTCGCCATGAATGCGATACAAACGCCATCTCTCACGTAGGACGTTTGCAGGACGGCATCCACCTGCACGGCAACCACAACAAGTGCAAGCGTTGCAACCTTACGGCACAAACCTTTCCAGCCGACTTTAGATTGCAAGCCGCCTGATTCTGTTTTTGGGGATTTTTTAAAAATCCCTGCACAAGCTAACCCCATCAGGTAATCAATCGCCATAAAAATCAGCAAGGCTCTGATTGCTGCATCCCAGCCGCCAAACAGCCCGGCAATCAGACCGCCGACCGTTCCGGCTGCTGCACAAATCCATTCTTTCATTCAAATTCCCCCTCGCATATGTCTTCTGTGCTTTCCGCAGGTGGTTCTCCGTCCGGCGTAATCGTAACCGGCACGTCCTCCAAATCTTTGCCGCCATCTAAAAACTCCTGCAACGACATCAAAACGCTATCATCATCGCCAAGTTTCATGTTAGGCTGATAATCCGCATATTTTATGTACATATTTATCCCTCCTTTGTAAGACCCGATACTGTCCAACCGTTTGTAACCAATGTTGCAACAGCATTATCGGATGCAGCCGTTCTTTTCATTCCGGTTGCTGTAAACGTGCCTGATTTGACGCCACTTGCTGCAAAATTTATCAAATTTGCGTCCATATTGGCTGACGTGATAGCTGTTTTTGATACAGCAAATGTTTTTGGGTATTTTGTCCCAGAGTAAACACCTGTAATATTTGAGCAGTAGCCTAAGTTAAGCATGCTTGCAATCTTACCACCTAAATCAGACAAATCTCCTGTAATGTTTGGGCAGCTTTCTAGACTGAGCACGCTTGCAATCTTACCGCCTAAGTCTGATAAATCCATCTTGTTTGTAGTATCATTTTTGATTGTAAGGCTTTCGATGGTATCACATTCCAGCGTAATCAGCCCATTGTCTGATTTTACATCAAACGTGCAGCTACCCCCTTGCACCTGTTGTCCGCCGTACTGCCACACAACATTTGTACCATTTGCTGTTGCGGTAAGCGTTCCTTTCCCGTGCCGGAATTGGATGGTTTTCCGGTTTAGTTGTGATTGTAATTCAGCTATCGTAATAGCCAATGCAGAAACATCCACGCCATCTGTATCATTGCCAATATAGATTTTTCCATTCCAGTCAATTGCAAAGGCATTGGAACGATTGTTGTTATCTTTGCCATTACCAATTATAAAAGAATATTTGGAATCAGAATCTTCAACGTTGAACTGCCCTTGTACGTGCTGATAAGAACTGGATGCTATAGTATAATTACCTTCTGAATGAGAGTGATTGCCGGATGCTGTAGTAACGTTACCTTCTGCATGAGAAGTTATGCCAGACGCTGTAGTATTGAAACCTTCTGAATGAGAGTAATCGCCGGATGCTATAGTAAAATAACCTTCTGCATGAGAAGTTCTGCCAGATGCTGTAGTATCGCAACCTTCTGAATGGGAGCAATTGCCGGATGCTGTAGTCGTGGAACCTTCTGAATGAGAAGCATAACCTGTGGCTTTATTTTTCTTATATTCATTAAAAATTTCGCCAGTAATATATGATGAATTTTGGTCTTTCTTTCCGACTAACCCATTTTTCACAGTCTGGATTTCCTCGGAATAACCATCCCATGTTGTAATCTTATCGCTGGTAATGCTGTCTAACGCTTCTTTATTGTCATGCGTATGTGCAGACGCTTTGAGTGTATCCACATCCGGCGACA